ACTCGGCGTGTGCCGTTGGATATTAGGCCGGGCTATGGGGCGATGATTGACCTTAAGTTTTAACCAAGGAGGATGAAGTGACGGAGTTGATTATTGAAGCGAACAAGAACTATACCCTGAAAGAATCGGCAGAATATCTGCGCTGTTCCTATGGGTGCATCTATAAGATGGCAAGGTCGGGCAAGCTGGCGACTTACAAGGTCGGGAATCAATGGCGGGTTGCGGGGTCGGCCTTGCTTGATATGACTAGGGTGGCACAATGACGGACTATCAACAGGGTATGTTGAAAGCCGTGGAGCTTGTCGAGCGGGCGGTCAAGATGGGGCTGAGCTATGAGGTGGCGTTGGGGGTAGTCAAAGAAACATTGGAGGCAGTATGAATAACGGCGGCCCGGCTTTTCCAATAACTCAAACCCACCCAACGATGTTTGGGCATGACATCATCCCAGGCATGGCTGGCAAAGAGGGGATGAGCTTGAGGGACTACTTTGCCAATTCGGCAATGCGTGGACTACTTACTTCTCCAGGAATTGTTCACTCTGGCCGTGATATGAAGTCTTATGCAGAGATGGCTTATCAGATAGCTGACGCCATGCTCGCCCAGGCGGTGAAAGATGGGCAGTAACCCCAGCGGGAACCCCAAGCAGAGAGAGGGCGGGCATGGGGGCAAGCCTAAGCCCACTAAGGCGGTGACGCATAGCACGGCTTGTAGGTATCGGTGTGCCTGCTTGGCGGGGTTTGAGTCGTACTGGGATTGGTTAGAACACACAAACGTTTGCAGGAAGTCTAGCTGACCACCGCTACCTTTGGGCGGGACTGACACCGCAAACCCATCCAAGGTATTGACATAACCCAACGGCAGGATATAATAAACGAGGAGGTAACATGAATGAATCAAGAAATAGAAATGGCGTTGAACTTACTGAACAAGATTCCAAAAGAAGAAGTCGAGCGGCTAGCCTTCTTGGAAGCATCAAGACTCCTAACAAAGCGCGTGCTAGCAGGCAAAACGGACTTCTTGGAGGTCGGCCAAGAAAAGATAAGTCTCAGAGAGTTCAAAATAACCAGAAATAAGATTTTCATAGGTCAGCTCAAAAAACAATTAAAGTGTGGTGGGTGTTTAGAAAATCATCCAGCTTGTATTGATTTTCATCATACGAATCATAAGACATTGTCAATATCCGCTATGGTTCATAAAGCCTACCCAATAGAAGCAATAATTAAGGAATTGCAAAAGTGTATTGTGATGTGTTCTAACTGCCACCGAAAAGAACATCACTCGGAATCCCAAATCTCCGATAAACACCTATCGGGTATCGGAACTGAAAACATACCAGTCCATCTCTTATAGAGATATACCGATACCCCATTTCCGATACCCCCGGCAGTTTTCATACACAACTGGTTGAAACTACTAGGTTTAAGTTTTCCACAGCCCTGTGGATAAAGGTATCGGAATTTGGGTGGTTCCAAAAAGCGATACCCCCAAGCGATACCTCAAAGCGATACCTTGTTATAAGAATTAAATCCAAGAATCAGTGAATTGGAGGACTGTAGCTTTGCCCACGCCCGTGATGGGCTTGATGCCAGACTTGAAGGGTTCTTCGTAGAGGATGACTTCTTTAGCTGAGGTTTGGGACATACCATCGGCAAGGGGGTGTTTGGTAATGTTGGTAAAGGTGAAGTTTTTGACGCCAGAAGCCCTGATAGCACGAACCACGGCAAGCACTTTTTCGCTACATTTTAAGGATGAGTTATCTGTCTTGGCGAATAGGGAGTAAGTGAAAGCATCGTAGTTTAGGTGGATATTTTCGATAACGTTGCCGTGAGAGGATTTGGTAGATACCATGTTCACCCCACCCCTCTCTTTATCTCGACTAACGTGGACACCGTAAGTGCAGAAGGCCTTGAAGGCTTGGGAGCCATAAAAAGGGTCAACCTTTGTGGGCTTGCCTTTTGCTGTGCTGGCGTTCTTAATGGTGTGATTGGTCAGAATCATGGCACAATTGGTAGCGGTTTGGATAATGTTGGCACAGCGAGTGATTGCCTTGGCATACTTTTCCTCCTTGATTTCGCCCGATACCATGCTGATGATGGGGTCAAACATTACTACGATTTCCATCCCAATGGGCATATATTCTTTAAGGTCTGCGACCACTTCATCAGTGAAGGCTTTGGCTTGTTTGCCATCAAATAAGTCCCAACCGATGTAGTAATGATGATGTTATGCCAGTTGGGTTCGATGACGGAAGATAGGGCTCGTAAGCGGTCGGCAACTTCATAGTTTCCACGTTCAAATGGGATGTAGTAGACGAGGACGGGCTTGGGGACGTAGAAGAAGTTAAATACGGGTACACCTTCAGACAGGTCACGGATAATGTTGGCGTTGATGGTCGATTTGCCAACGCCTGGGTCTCCAGAAATCATAATGATGGACTTTTGATAGATGAAGTTCTCGGCTATGGCTGGAATTTTGTTTTGTTCTTGGAATACGAATGAGCGTAGATGTGCGCCCGTTAGTCTTTGGGATGTTGACAAAGTTGCTCCTAATATGTTTTTGCTATAGAGACTAGCCCCCATAAGATATCAAGGAAAATTCCCTATTGCAAGAATTATTTTTACATAGAGTAAAATAAATATTGACATGATGTTTTTTGGGTATTATACTCTCACTATGTTAATCGCATCCAAATCACTTAAAGCGTTTATTGCTTCGCAGAAAAGCAAGAATGAATTGGCTGAGAAGCTGGAAGTCTCACGGCAGACGCTTCACCTTATTGAGAATGGGTCGTCTATCTCATCTAAGATGGTGACTAGACTTCTTGAAATTACTGGGTTTGAATTTGAGAAGGCGTTTGAGACTAAATGATTCTACGTTCCTGCCGTTACTGCGGTGAGATTTGGTTGATTGTGGGCTACAAGGCTACCGGTGGCAGGATGATTAACCTGCGCTACCTTGCCGACTGGCACAAGGATATAAATGTTCATGTGCTTGACTGTCGGTCGGAGTGGGAGAGTTTGGTTAAGTCGGTGGAGCGGGCATGGAACCAATAAGAGTGACCCAAGTGCTCGATTTCTTTAAGGAGCAATGGTACATAGACTGGGTTCATAAGGTCGGTAAAGCTCAGGCTAATAAGATTGGTAAAGCTGCCATGAAGATTGGGTCTAGGGTGGATGAGATTATTAAGAAAGAGTGTGTTGAGTCTTCGCATATTCAGACCCAATATCATAAAGAAAAGCAAGAAGTCCAAAACTGCCTGATTGCTTATCGTAAGTGGGCAGATATATATAAACCCAAGTCTATCACTCCTTGTACCCGACTAAATGCCACTATTGATGGGCTTGAAGTGACTGGGGAACCAGACCTGATTGTGGATGACGTACTGGTGGACATTAAGTGTGCAGGCAAGATTAGCCCGAAGTATTGGGTGCAGGTGAATATGTATAGATACCTCCAAGACCCATTCAATAGCTTTCGTGAGCCACGTGGCAAGGTGGGGATACTCAGATTAGATAAGACAACAGGCTCTTATGAATATGTTGTCAAAGATTTTGATTACAGTTTAGTTGTTGTGTGGTTAGGGTTAGCTAAGGCGATGGTGTACTTTAAAGGAGATGAAGATGGAACTGAACTTTGAAAAGTCGGCGGGTAAGAAGTATTACAGGAAGCAGACGTTTTGTATTATTGGGCCTCCCAAGTGTGGGAAGTCGAGCCTACTTGAGGATGAACGCACACTTGCCCTGGACGTTGAGGGTGGCCTGTCCCATTTGAACATCACCAAGTTCCCTAAAGACCGCCCATTCCTTGATTATGATGAAATGGAAGCCACGGTGGATAGCCTCGTTGCCGCCAAGCAAGCGGGTAAGTTCCCCGCCATCATAGACACCGTGTCCCTAGATACCGCTACTCGGTTCACTCAGCTCTGCTCCGACAAGACCCTGGAGATTATGAACAAGAAGCACCCCAATAAGGGGTGGGAGACTATCGAGGAGGTCAGCCTTGGTGGGGATAAGGGAAGCCCCGTGTGGTCCTTGCGGTCCAACCTTGCGGACTCCCTCTTGGGCAAGCTCAAGCAGTTAGATTGTGCTATTTGGATTATTGCCCACAATGAGAATAAGAAGGTGAAGAATGACCAGGGCGTGGAGGTGGAGAAGTCCACGATTGACATCGGCGGTCAGCTTGGCAAAGCTTACCTTCGGTACTCTGACCATGTGCTAAACATCATTGGTAAGGTTGGCCCCGATGGGGTCATTACCCGCACCATTCGGGCCATGAACACGGCGACTGTCGAGGCCGGTAGCCGTGGGCTTTGCCTACCGCCGTCTTGGGAGATGATAAACCCCAAGGGTAGGACGGCTGAGGCTATGTCTGAGGCCAATAAGGCAAACTTCGAGAAGATTCGCAGTCACTTCGCATTTTAGTTGTGTGTGGTGGTTAGTTAAGTCAAACAAGGAGGTTACTAATGTCTATCGTTGATGCGCTCCAAGCGTCTGGTTACAAGCCCGAAAAGTCCACGGCTGGCGACAAGCCCATCCTTAAGGGTGTGTACAAGGCCATGCTGACTGAGGTTAAGAAGAACGAGCCAAACCAGTATGGTCAGTCCATCTCGGCCAGTTTCAAGATTACCGAAAAGCTGTCCGGCAATGACTCTCGCTCGCAATTCCCCGAGTTTAGGGGCTTCTTTGCGATTGATGAGGCTAACATTGGAAGTGCCAAGAAGGGGTTGAAGAAGCTCCTTAATGGGTTGTTCTCGGTGGGTGTGTCGGTTGACACCTCGTCTGACGAAGCCCTCATGGCAAGCCTCCAGGCTCAGGTCGGCGTGGCTGAGGTCTACATCACGGCGTACAAGAAGAAGGCTATGAAGCAGGTCGATGGCAACTGGGTGGCGAATGATGAAGCCGACCCCAAGCAAGACTTCACCTTCATGACGCAGAAGAATGCGGAAGCTGAGGCCAAGAAACAGAACGCTAAGAACGAGTAGGTAATAGGCCCGATGCTCCTCATCCTTAGAGACACCCGTGAGCAGAAGCCACTGTCGTTTGACAGCGTGGCTGGTGTCGATAGGGTTGAGGACATCGGGCTTCCTTTCGGGGATTATGCGGGGATGATTGGGGATGATAAAGACCACCTTACCCATCTACCGCTGGCTTGGGACAGGAAGAGCATAGGCGACCTCTACGGCACTATGACCCACGGCTACGATAGGTTTAAGCGGGCCATGCATAGGGCTAAAGAGTCCAAGCACAAGTTGATTCTCATTGTGGAGGGGACTTATAGCGATGTCGAGGCGGGCTATGACCACAGTGAGTTTAGCGGGGATGCCATGATTAAGAAGCTTGCGACCTTGTATGTCAAGTACGACCTAGAGACTTGGTTCTGTGAGAGTAGGAAGGTCATGGCTAAGAGGATTGTGGATACTTTGTTGGCGGTGGAGCGCAACTACTCTAAGGGTTCTATTGGGAAAGAGGAAAAGCATGGCTAGATGGTATCTGTTCAGACCAATAGATTGGATTGTTTATGGCTTCATTGCCTACTACATCACCAAGGCTTCTGGTCATGCCTGCTATGGTTGGGCGTTTGTGAGCATAGCCATTGGGATAGACCAATGTGTTTGGGCGTTGATAAAGATTGTTGACTCCCTTGGACAACAAGGTAGATGAGAGAGGTGATTAATGAGTATTCTAGATAATGAGATAGATGGTGAGAAATATCTGCAAGAGAAGGCTAGACCTTTAATCTTTGTTGGTGATGACAAACCTCACCTTTTAGTTGAATGGCCTACTGGGATTAAATACTGTGGGCAAACAGGCGGCATAGCTTGTTGCCATCCAGAGGTTGAGGGTTTTGACATTACATTACCTTCTAGATTCTCTGTATTAGAAGACCTGACTTGTGATGAGGGTTGTTGGGGTCATGCTCTAGGTACTAAGACAGTAGAGAAGTTGAAATCTGTTTGGCCTAAGACAAGAGAGAGCCATCAGTGGGGCGCATATTGGGAGCTTGAATTAGACGAGTCTAGAATTGGAGAGTCTATGGAGGCTTGGATACCTGTCAAAGTAGTTCGTGGTGATGCCAAGAGCTTGGTTGGTAATTGCATTAATGAGCTTGACGTTTGGCTAGTTGGTAAACGTGGTTGGCTGTTGTTGCCAGATAACTGTGACTGACCTACTTGGACAACAAGGGAAGGAGCAGGGGTAATGCCATTCATAGTAATGAGACTACAGAGAAAGCTTGAGACTACGCTACTGCCGGTTAGCGTGGTTGATGGCGACCACTTAGGGATGCTCTCGGTGTACAAGACGAAGAAGGCCGCTAGGGAGGTTTGGGGCAAGGATGTGAAGTTGGTAGAGATTGAGCCTATTGTAGAGGTGAAGAAATGACCGACACTTTACCTCCCCTAGTGACCGTATTGATTGGACTAAAAGAACGCTTGACACGCGTTGCATAACACACTATACTACTCACATGAAACAACTTAACCGATTATACAAATGTGAGCAGTGCAAAGACATCATGGCCGTTAAAGCTATACATCAAAAATACTGTTGTGATTACTGCCGTATGAAGGCGTTTAGGGCAAGGAAAAAGGAGGTCAAATGAAGATGGGCCAAGAAGTCAACTTAAAGTGCAGGGTGACAGATGTGGTGGGCGACTTAGTCAGGCTCGAAGCCATGGACTTTAAGTCCCCCATTGGGTACTGGCTCCCTATTACTGTGGTGGAGCAAGGCGAGGATGAGCTTAAGTACGCCGACCCCGAGACAGCTGGTTGGACGGAGGACGAGGTGCGGGCTTATCAAGAAAGGCACCAGGTATGATTAGCTACAGCGAAGCCCTCTTTGACTGGGTAGAAGACCATTGGGATGACCTACAGCAAGAGTATAAGGTGAAGTTTGGCTCGTTGCCCACCGAGGATGACGAGGCCAGTTGGCAGAGCTTTTGTCAACGGAGCTTTGATGACCAGATGAGCATGGTTGAGGACCATCCACATGACGCAGACCGCTGAGTGGTGGAAGGTGAGTCTTGGGAAGAAGTGGTGGTCTTGGTGGTCGGATGAGCTTTTGACTGAGAGTAAGGCGTGGCATTTAACTTGTGAGTGTGGGGCTATAAAACAAATATCCACTTGGCCCGCATGGTTAGTCCGCAACTTGGGCGTGAAGAAAGTTTAACCTTACCCCCACCGAGGCATGTGCCTACCCAAGTTTGATGCTCTTGGGACGGTGGGGGTAACTAGGATTATTGGAGGCAACGATGAGTCAGCTTAGATGGGTTGAGAGGGATGGGAAAATGGTACTTCAGTATGAAACTACTCAAAGAGGTAATGGCTTTGAGTGGGTTGATGTGCCACGAGTTTCTATTTCTTCTAAATCCAAAAGACAAGAAAAAATTGATGAGTTAACGCTTCACTTGGCAAAAGACGGTCACGACTACAATGACAGGCTTCATGCAGAAGCCGCCCTTGACTACCTGGAGAAGCGGATGCCTCGTAACTACGAGGGGGTCGGCGATATGCAATTTCACACGGGTTATCACCAAGCCCTCTCCGATGTTCGCCTAGCTCTATTTGGTGAAGCATGAAGCCCGATAAGTACGAGAAGAAGTTGGAGAGGTTGGCTGAAAAGTTCATAGACCACGCCTCTTTTGAGAGGGATGTTGCTGTCAATCAGCTGGTGAAGTTGCTTCGCCGTGTCTATCGGATGGGGCACAAGGATGGGTACTGGCTTGGTCATAATGGACATCCTATTTCCACCAACAAGAAGCGAGGTGAGCGGTGAATGACATGAGTGTATGGATGTGGGCAATCGTATGTGTTTATATCGCCATTGGGTGGGTTCTAGGGATGATCTGCACACTGTTTGTTCTTTGGTTGGTAGTGCCCAAGAGAGGGTGAATCAATGAGCCAAGACAGGATTGCGGAGCTTGAGAGGGAGAATGAACGTCTGAAGCAGGTCTGCAACTGCGACCTATCGAAGTCGGCTGGCGTGACTATCGCTGGTGGTAGGCACTCCTGTGGACGTATCTTTGTGGGGTCCAGGGTGAAGGAGCTTGAGGCAGAGGTGGCAAGGCTCATGGGCGACCTTTCGATGGTCTACCAAGAGAAACTGGTTGTGATTAGGGAGAACCTCCGCCTCTCAGAGCAGTTGGGGAGTGCCGTGAAGGCGTTGAATGGGTTGGTAGCTTTCACTAAGTCAATCGACATATTTATCGGTTCGTATCAAGGCGTGGTGTTTGATATTGAGAGCGTTAAAGCCAGTAGAAATCAAGCCCTCGTAGTTGCCCAAGACTGCCTCACCTCACTATCGAAAGGACAACCATGACCACCAATCAGGACGGGGGGTTTAGGCAGAAGCTGAATAAGATTTTATCCGAGCTTGTCATGGATGAGAACTCATGCCCAAGTGTCGCATCTGACCGCATCGTGTCGCTCGTGCGGGAGCTTGTGCCGAATGAACAGGCAGACCCATCCGACCCTCTTGGTGGAATGAACCCAACCGAGAGTGAAGATGCGGCGGCTGTCTACGGCTTCAACAAGTGTCGCACCGAGATTCTCTCACGACTGGAGGAGAAGTAGATGAGTATTATTTACACGATTGTTGGTCTTTTGGTTGTTGCGGCAATATCAATCTCGGTGATTGCTTGGTCGTTCCACTCGATTATCGAGGATATGAAAGAACGCAAGAGGAACGCTTATTCGGAATGGGCGCATGGTGTATGTGCCTCCATCAACCGCTGGTGTGACTACGAGTTCCCCCAAGTTGGTTACACCGTCAGAGAAATATCAAAGAGCATATCTCACGGTTGGTCTTTTGACCCCGACCATTTTAGAGAGTGCTTGAGAAATAAAGCATGGGAGAAACCCAATGACGGTGAATAGGGCGAAGAAGTTGATTCTGCATCTTTGTGCAGATATCGGGTCGGACAGTCAGCCGTATCGCGAGGATGATGCATACGAGGTCATCTGCGTTGGAAAAGATATCGGGGTTGAGAACTACCACCCACCAAAGAAGGTTCATGGAATCATAGCAAATCCTCCTTGTACTGAATTTTCAAGAGCAAGGGCTGGCGGTAAATCAGGTAATGTTGAGATTGGTCTAAAGTTGGTTAGAGAGTGCCAGAGAATAATCGCTGAGTGTTGGCCGAATTTCTATGTTATTGAGAACCCAGCAACAGGAGCTTTAAAACAAGAATGGATTGAACCGGATTACGCATATGAGCCATGGTGGTTCGGTAGTCCTTGGACAAAACGAACTGCGCTTTGGGGCAAGTTTAACATTCCAAAAAGGACTTATTACAGATGGGAAGATGTCCCAAAAATAGAGGGTCTTTATACTCGCCCTGGTCGTGAGAAGCCTTCGATTGCTTTTATGCACAAGAACCACAAAAGGTTTATTTCTGAATTTGATTGCTTTGAAGTGAAAGATGATATGTCGTTCCGTTCGCTGTGTTCTCAGAAGTTCGCACAAGCGTTTAAGGAGGCTAATCCATGACTTTGAACAGAGCTGAGACTCAAGCGAGGAAACTACTTCTATCATTGGGTCTGACAAGATATGTGGCAGAAGAATCCGTTGAATTGCTTGCGGAAGCATTCAAGTCCTACGCCGCCGCTGAGGTAGATGCGGCTGTCCAACTCGAACGTGATGCGGCCAGGAAAGAGCGTAGCAGAATGACTAGGGAGATTGTGGATGCGATGCTTGAGAAGGATAAGGCCGTGGATGCGGCTGTGAGGGCAGAGAGGGAGAGGTGCTTGTCGGCTGTCGATAATGAACCTGAGAATCCTGGCAAGATGCCTGACGAGATGTGGGAGGCAATCAGCCGTGACAGAGATGCCTGTGAGAAAGCATTTCAAATCAACACGGCTCTTACCAAACGGAACATTTCTCAGTCCATCCGCCTATCAAAACTGGAGAAGGAGAGTAAGTGATTAAAGTGATAATCAATCACATCAAACAATGCTTGTGCCTTCATTGCTTTCACTCTCAAGTGCAGAAGTACACAAAGAAACATGGACGGTTTCATCAAGGTGGTGGACAGACAACGGAAGAAACTTACAGGTTTGATATTTGCTGTCTATGTGGAAGAAGATTCTCAATATGACCCCCACCCAAAGACTCAATGAGATCGCAGGGCAAAACTTTTGGCTAGGCAGTCAAGAAAAGGAGCAACGATGATTCCTCTCACGTTTGAAGAAAAGATACACGACCTGAGAATGGACTTGATGAAAACGGACGGTTCAAATTGGGATGGTCGGGTTCGCTCACTCGTCCTGACCAAGCTCGAAGAAGCCGAGCTGTGGGCTTCCAAGATTGAAAAAGTCGAGCCGAGCGTAGCGACAAACTAACATGGCTTGCCTAGCCAAACCCTATCTGGAAAGGAACGAAGATAATGAGTGAGCCAAAGAACTGCATTCATGGAGTCAACACCATCAACTTCTGCTTGGATTGCTACAAAGAGTCGAGGGGTGTTGCACCCACCAAACCTCAACAAGACCCGATGAAGAAGCATGTACCAGGTCTAGGTTGTAAGTGCGAAGCATACGCCGCCATTGAGTGCTGTTGTGATGGTGTTGACTGGCGGTCAAGTCGTGAGGTTGAGCTTGAAGCCGAGCTTGCAGACCTACGCCAAGTCGCTCAGGGGTTGCGTCAAGAGATTATATGGCACAAGACAGATAAGACCTTGTTGCAGGAACAGATAACCAAGCTGGAAGCTGACCTCAAGTGGTACGCCGAGGAATATGAGCCTCAAGCGATTGAGGTTGCTACGGCTGACCTCCAAACCAAGCTGTCTGTGGCTACCAAAGAAGTCAAAGTCCTAACTGAGATTCGAGCCAACCAAGCCCACCTGATTAAGTGTTTACAGTCTGAGGTAGCAGAACTTAGAGGGAATGTGCATGATGAATAGGATTAAGTACGCCTTGGGTTGGCTATTCACTCAGGCTGTGTTGTTGGTGGTGTTTGTGGCGAGTAAGATAAGAGGTAAGCGATGACCATCACTATCCAAACCACCGACTCTATCATCTGGGCCATCTGTGTAGTTGTAGTCATGTTGATAAGGAGAACAAAATGAACAAGTATAGAGCCGAGGCTAAGTACAAGCGCATCAACCCCAAGACAGAACTAGTGGAAGAAACGGGCCGGTTCATCATTGGTGAATACTCCAATAAAGGCGCGGCAGAAGCCGAACTTATGAAACAGGTAAATCTGGATGAGGTGGTTGGCAAGGTGTCCATCACAACTAAGAGGGTTGCTTAAATGTCGATTGGTAAGCGCATGGATGACAAGGAGATGATAGAATGTTTAAAGAAAGAAGTGGCCTATTGGAAGTCAGAGTCCGCTAGGTACGAATACCTGTTTCGCCTTAACAACCTAAGGAGTGTCCTCACCAATGAACTCAAAGTCTCTACCCACTGCGTTGACGCCAGACTCAGAGAGCTTGCAGGAGACAAACTTGCGCCTAGTTCAGTCTTTAGCAAGGCTGTGCGAGGAGCTAAGGGTCGCCAACGAGGAAAAGGCGTGTCTGCTAGCCATAGTCAATAGTGACCTGCCACCGCCTAGCGACTACTCTGACCTTGGCGTGTGGGTGAATGAGATGAGCCGAGACTTTGCCGAGGCTCCCTTCACCACCGACACCGAGATGTCCATGTGGTTGCACGATTGGCTGTGTCACATCAGGGCTACTAGGCAGTTGGGGATTGACTTTGACTCGGAGGATATTGATGCCTAACGGGATAATTCGCACCATTGTTCTGCCCGATATTCACACTCCCCATGAACATAAACCCTCCATCGAAGCCATCCTACAGTTCATCCGCTATTGGAAGCCCAACAGACTAGTCCAGCTAGGTGACTTTTGTGACTTTAACAGCCTAGGCTCATTTGACCTCCACAACGTAGACGAGTACATTAGCCTAGATGATGAATTAAAGGCCGCTAATGACCTATTAGATAGGCTAGATAAGGCATTACCGAGGGGTTGTGAGAAGTATATGGTTGGTGGGAACCATGAGGACCGCTACCATAAGGTTAAGGCTAAGTTCCTCTGCCCGCCTGACCGTATCACGAAGGCTCTTCTTTCCTGGCAACAGTCCTGGGCGCACGAGTACAACCTGACCGAGCGTGGCTGGAAGTGGGTAGAATATGGCGGTCACTTCCACTTGGATAAGATAGTGTATACGCATGGGTGGGCTTGTGGGCCAAGTGCTTGTGCGGATATGGTGAGGCGGTTCCCTGGGCGTAATGTAATGTTCGGCCATGTACATTCTCACATGACGGCGGGGTTCATGGATGAGCGCGGGCTACCCATAGAGATTGAGTCCATAGGTACACTCTCTAACTTTGACCTGTCGTACCTACGAGGCAAGCCACCGTACAATTGGGCTAGGGGGTTCAGCTACGTCTATACCATGCCCGATGGAACGTTTACCAAGTCCTTCGTTCATATCGTGGACGGGCGGTTCGTAATCAACGGCAAGCTATTTGGAGGTTAAATGCCCAAATTAATCTGCACCAACTGCTACCAACACTTTGGGAAGATAGAGGCTTTAGCCAAGCATCGAGAAGATTGCGAGAAATAAGAAACCCCACAGGCTGATTTAGCTCCGTGGGGTAAGAGGTGAAGGCCTCTTCGTCTAGGCGGTCGCCTATTGGGGTTAGAAGGACGTTCTCATAGTAGCCTCGCCCGATATATTTGTGCCTTTACCGACTTCTAAGATTACCGATGAACCGAACTCCTCACGGAACCTCATAATCAGCTCATGCTTCTTCCAGTCGGGCATTTGACCGCCGACTTTCACTACCAACATTCCGTTGATATAGTTGACCTTAGCTTCAGTTGCGGCGCCGTATATCCGCAAAAGAGCTAAGGCTAACTTTACCTGCGGGGTTATTTTTTTTTAGTAAGGCCGAGCGTGTTGATAATGTTGATGATTTTCTGGATGAACTTATCATCAGCTTCCGAGGGCGTGAGCTTGGCAAGGACCGAGAACCCACCGAGGATGGCAAGGACCGCAAGGATGTACTGGTCAACCCCGCTCCAAAAGCCCGTAACTGCGTTAATAACTGATTCCATGTTTATCTCCTTACTAGCTTATTTAACGAACGACAGTGAAAATATCTTCCACAACTGATTAACAACAAGCCCTGCGACCGCTACCCAAACTACTCTGATATTACCCTGATGGTTCTTATAAGCTGTCTCTAGTTCTACAACCCTAGTAACCAGACCAGACCTAGACTCATTGCCGTAGATAACCTCAGTGTGTTTAAGTAATAATGCCTCTATGCGGTCCCTAAACTCCTTACGGTGCTTGAAGTCAGACTCAATTAGTGATGTGATACGGGCTATATCCTTTTCTATTTGAGATACACGGGCGTTCTCGCTACGGCGTTCTGGGCCATCGTACATTAGGCGGCGACTCCTGTTAGGCATTTGTCAATCGCCTGATAGCGACTGGCCTTGTTTCGTAGCAGTTTGATACGGTCAAAGCAGTCGTACTCGGCAATCGGGTTCTTAAGCTCCACCGACTCTACCGAGGCCTGTTTGCTGGTCTGCTCGTTGCCGTAGTGATGGACGGTTCTAATCACGGTGTTGTCGGAGAGGACTATGACCGTTTCGCTGGCAAAGCACTTGGCGGTCAAGAAGCCAAAGAGCCAGATGCAAGCGACTAGTAGGTAGATAGCCAAACGCTTCACTTTCGCCTCCCAAGCTCTGCCATAAACATCTTGTGTTCGTTCTCTAAGTCCCACAGGTGGGCTTTAAGCTGTTCTACCGATGCAGACTTGAGGTGTTCTTCGGGGGTGGTTGCTGGCTTCTTCTTAATCTCAACGGTAGGTTCGGTAATAAACTTCTTGAGGATGGGTTCAGACAGCAGAGCTTTGTAAGCACGACCAGCCATAACGCCATCTTTGAAAATGAACAGAACTGGGGCGGTAGGAATACCTTCCATGAACTCGTCACGAAAAGCTGAAGGGTCTTTCCCACTATAGTTTATGTTGATGGCTCCAAACTTCACATCGGGGAAATCGGCAGAAACCTTATCAAGGACGGGGGCTTGTTTATCGCACCATCCACAACCATCCGACCATACCTTAAGGCAGACAGTACCCGCCTGTTTAATAAAGTCCTTGACCGTATCTTCCGTGAGATTAAGCATCCTCGCCCCCAATTAGTTTAGTTTGTTTTAAGTGTTCATAAACTACTACTAATAGGTTAGCATTAAGAGATTCAGTCGTAAAGTTGTAAAGCTCTGTAGACGCGGGCTTTGCACCGCTTTGGCGGGTTTCTACATCTTTATAAAGCCCAATCATCCCACTGACCGTCTTATCATCGGCACTCGCTTGGATTGTGAGGACTCTCCAGTAGTTTGCCGTGTAGCCGTTGTCTAAAGCTCGTTCAAGCTTGATTGCCATAACTCTCCTATGTCCTGCTTAGGACGTACCAGTTTTTGCTCTGCACCTCTGTTCCTGAGCAATACGAGAAATAGGTCGTCGATTCACAGGTGGATTGATCGCCTATCCCAGTACAGGAAGCATGACCGCTGCAAGTGTTATCCCCGCTGTTCCACGAACAGTTGGCGTAGTTCGCCGTGCAGCCTGTCGGGGTGCAGGTGCCTGAGCTGACGTAGTTACCACAGTCATATGTTTGCTTGAAGTATGCAAGCTGAACACCATCTTGGTAATTAGAGAGAGTGAGTGAGGTCGTTTTCTCGATGGTCGTGGCTGGGGTGGTACCGGAGTACGGAAGGATTACAACGTCTGCCCCACCACTTGAGTCGTTCTTGATCCAGTATGTTCTGTCGGGACAAGTCTCACCATCGGGTAGAGTGGCGTTTAGAACGCTCGACCAAGTGCATCCTGTCTCTGCTGCACAAGGACCGCTTGATCCGTATGAAGCGCACAGGATTGTGCCGGTACACGCCGCGCCGTAGGTTCCAGAGCAGCTGCCTGTGTTATAGGTTCCTGTGCAGTTGTAGTAGGTTCCCGAGCAGCCCGTGAAATAAGTACCCGAGCAGGTCATGTAGCAGTTGCTCATCCCATCCCAATAGCATCCCGAGTTCGCTTCGCAGGTACTCTGATCCGTGCCGTCATATGCGGAGCAATCGGTGGATGAGGATGATGAGCAACCAGCCTGACCTGTGCATCCTGAATAATTGTCGTTGTAGGTCGAGCAGTCGGAATAGTTTTGAGTGCATCCAGACCCCGAGTAACTTCCGCAGGTTGATTCATCAAGCGGCGAGCAGTCATTTCCTCCTGTCCAAGCGCATGAACCGCCGTAGGCATCATCTTGGGCCTCGCAATTATATTGGTCTGTCGCGCCGGAGCAAGAAGCTGTGTCAACCGTACAACCAGAAGTGCCTGAGCAAGACCCCATCCCATATTCGTAATTGAACGCCGAGCAGGATGAGCCAGCGTTCCAAGTACACGGAAGATGTGATTCGCAAGTCGCTTGGCCTGACCCTGTGTAGGTCGAACAAGCCGTTTGAGAGGGTGTGCCTGTGCAAGCTGAGGCCGATGTAGCGTCTGCAAGCCAAATAGTTGCTGTTGAATCAAGACTCTGTGAGGCTGTGATTCGTTTAACTTTAAGGGCCGTGCTACCCGCTGTCTGGAGCGTGGATGTCGGGGTCGTGCTTGAGCCAGTACCCGCACCAACGGATGAGCCGAACATTCCGTATCCGTTAGCCCCAATGTTGCCGTAGTGGGTGAAGGTTGAAGCTGTGTTGTAGCTAGTAAGTGAGCATGAGCCAAGCCCAGAGTTGCAGGAATAGGTTGCAACGCCGTTACCACCAGACTGGTAGATGTCAACCCCACCGCTTGAGTTTGCACCAAATGAGCTACGAAGCGTTCCAGCAAAGCGGTAGTCTGTCCAAGAGTAAGAGCCATCATTGTTAAAGGTCTGCGCTCTGGTTGTGCCTGGCGAACTGTTAGACCAAGAGCCTTCTACGCTCAACCCGCCTGTGTTGATGTTTGAGGTCGTGCTTGTGCCGACAAGAGGCTTAACCGACACAGAATCAATGGTGAAGCGGGCGGTGTTAGAGGGAGTAAACGAAAGAGTCGAAGGGTTGGTAGTGGACACAAAGCGTTCTGTGTAAGTGCCATTGGCTGAGACAGCCGTGCCTGTGAAAGAGCCAACCGATGGCGTGACCGTACCCACCGTCCAAGCGGAGATAGTGTAGGTTAGAAGGTACTCCCGCTGGGCGTAGACAGAAAGGGATTGGGATAGGGCTGCCGTACCGTTGGAGCTTTTGACCACCGTGTTCGATGAGTAGGCATAACCAGAGCCGACCGTCCAGCCAGTTGCCGAGCCAGTGAATGTGCCGTTAATAACTACTTCAGACCCAAGCGTGGTGAATACCGAAAGGCGGTTGGCGGTATCATTGAAGTTGAGGTTCTGGTTGTCTTGTGTGAAGGTCGGGGCCGAGGCCGTACCACCCACAAACAACACAGAGCCAGGAATACCCCCAGTAAAGGTACCACCAGATGATGGTGATGTACCAGAATCATCTAACCCAACTGGTAATAGTGGGTTGTACTTGAGGCTCATTGGATTATGCCTGAGAAGCCTAGGGTTGAGCCGTAGTTACCGCCAGCCGGAGGGGGTGTCACGGCGTCATAAACCACCCCAGGATTGCCTGTGACGCTGTTGTTATCTGTAAGGTCGTTATTGCCAATAGAGTCAAATCTAGTACCACTAGCCTCGTCAAGCTTCCACCAAGAAACATAAGTTCCATTGTTGAGTGTTGGCTTATCTGATACATCTACACCGAAACCACGGTTGTATAGAGCGTTTCTGTCTGCTGTCGTTGGCATACCACTTATAAAAACGAAGTTAGCCATTCTTCCATTATAGTAGTTGGTGGCCCCAGAATAATGACCAAGTAAGACTTCGGTGGATGATGTGGTTGGTCCGGTTAAATTGGCGTTTGTTAAATCAGTTGCTCTATCAACCGAAACGCCCTGATTGGTTCCATTGAAAAAGAACTCAACAAAGCTCCATTTTGATAATGGCAATTCAGAAGCCCATATTGTTGATACGCCATGCGCCCTGTCTATTAAATACGGCGCAGTTCCAGTTAGATTAAAGAAAAAGTCGTATCCATTTGTACCGCTATCTTTTCCAAAAATAACCGGATAGCCTGAAGCTGTTCCTGATGTTGGGTAAAGCCATCCACAAACATAGAATGGGTTACCAACACCTGGGTCTAATCCACTTTGTGCGGCATTGGATATGGATAGATACTCTGAGTTCGCTGACGTAAACTGACTCGCATCCTCCGCAGTATAAGTCACCTTACCTGCGGCTGAGGTTACGGTGTTGTTGTCGGTTAGGTGGTTAGTTCCGTTGGCATCATACGCTTGACCAGAAGTCTCTGCCATGTCGTACCAAGCAAGGATTGTAGCTGTAGAGAATGTGGGTCTATCTTTGTAAAGGACTCCGTTGCCAGAGTTGTAAAGAGCATTACGCTCTGCGGCAGTTGGCATACCACTCAAGAATACTGTTGGACCACCTGAGGCGTTAGCGTAGAATCCACCAGATTGTGCACCCCACCGAATAGCCAATGAAGAATCGAACTGACCATTTGTTTGAGCGACAGTTGCATCGGTTCCACGGTTGATATTGATACCGCACAGCTGATTGACAGAATCGTAATAGTTCTCTACGAAGTACCAAGTACCAGTAGATGAGGTAGAGCCAAACTCAACGCCAACCGTATTAGTCCCGTCATGTGATTGGGTCAGCCCAAACTTAGACGTTGCGTTGTTGTAGTAAGTCTGCCACCCCTGATTACCACCAGTTCCATACTTAGCCAATAACACAACCTGAGTGGCATTAGTGGTTAGATTCACCCACCCACATTGATACCATGAGCCAGTTGGACTATTCCAAGCCGCATCCGCAGCTGAGAAATACTCGCTGTTCGCAGCAGTAAACAACCTCGCTGATGCCGTGACGGTACTAGACAAAGGATGACTCCTTTTTAGACAAAGCGGTAAATAAGGTTAGCGTCAACCGTACCGGATGCGTCAGGCGTAGTAACAACCGTCACTGTCTCACCATCCGCAGCGATAGGTCCAAGACCTGCAAAGTAGTGACCAATGGCGTTATCGGCTGCACCTCTAAGCGTAAGGGCCACCGTGGAGGCGAACTTAAGCTCAGTCTTATATGGCTGGTCACTGGATGAGCCTGAGAAGGCAATAACCTGAATACGGCGACCCGCAACGCCCGTGGCAGTGGCCGTGGTGCTAGTCGAGTTAGCGGTAGAAGTTGCCGTAAAGCCAGTTTGATTTGAAGTAAGCATTACATCTCCTTATGAGTAAGTGTACGAAGCGCGGTCGTTATATATCTTAGTAAACGCATTAGTACCGTCTGCCCATTGAACATCTGTGACGTTAGACCCAGAGTACGTTAGCTTGCTTATCTGCCAACCAGTAGAGCCTACTGCTGTACCAGGTTGAGCTTTGGCAACGTAGATAGGGTTATCCCCGCTGTATTCAATCTTGACGGTGTAGGCATCGGGCGTGGTCTTTAGGATAGAGTTAGAATCCACAAGAGGACGGGTCGGGGTGCCGGTAGAGTTTGTAAAGCTGGGGGTGGTCCCCATAGCCACAGCGGTACGACCAGTCTCAACCACCTTGCTAATGGCATCATAGAACTTCTTGCCGTCAGATAGGCGGACCGCTATAGGGTTCTTAGCGTCTGTGTCTAGGTTGCCAAGGAGCTTAATGGCCTCTTTGGGGAAGCTATCAACCTTGATATCGGCAAGGTTCGTGACCTTGACTTCTTCGACCCCCCCCTTCTCTTCCACGGCACTAACCACCTTGGCAAGCAGTGGCTTGAGGTCGTTCAGAGCCTTAACCACCTCATCTTGGTTAGTGACCTTAACATCCCCGTTAAAATCGAGTTTAATGGCCCTAATAGCCTCAAGGAGGGCCGATAGGTCTAGTTCTGGTACATTGACCACCGGAGTGTCTACGTTGACCTGAGGGGCAGGAAGGCTAGCTAGAGCCTCTTTAAGCCCATCCAGCTTGTCCTCTACGCCCTCTGTGGACAACCTGTTGATAGCAAGCTCAATGTCAGCAAGGCTAGAGCCAAGAGCGTTAGTAGCCGAGTGGTCCTTAACGGCAAGGTGAAGTCGCCGCATCTCCTCATGAATATCCATAAGGATTTGAGCCATCTCACTCTGCTTGACAAACTCCTTGGAGTCCACAGGCTTTGGAAGGCGGGTTAGACGGTCGGGGAGTTGGTTAAGTAAGTCTTGTCTAATCATGGTATAATTACCCAATGCACAACTTACAAGAATGGTTAGAAGAAAACAACGAAGATGACCTGTCTTGGGAAATTGGGCTTTTAATCTTCATTATCATTCTTGTCCTGCTGAAGGTTCTTTTCTAAGAAAACCTCTAGCTACTTCTCGTCCCGCCACATTCGCAGTTCTTGAAACAGGGTTATCGAACAGTCCAGCAACAAGCCTTTGAACGGCGGGCTTTTCAAGAGCCGCTTCACCCCCTGCCGCTAAAGCACCAAGTAATGGATTACCAGTCACTCCAGTAGTCATGAGTCCAGTTACTAGGGACCGCCCAGCCTTTTCCATTGGGTTGTTCTTGGGACCCTCAGCCTTCTTAAATGCCTTACCCACTTTCTTGCTTAAAGTACCAAACTGGTCGTAACCACCAATCTTAGCAAGGTCATCGTTAATAGATGAAAAGGAAGAACGCAAACCCTTAACCGCCGCATTTAAAGCCTTATTCTTGTTCGGGTTCAAGTAGCTAGATTCAAAACTAGCAATCTCTCCAAGATTCTGTTCGTACTTGTATAAGTCGTTGAAATTGACAACTGGGCTTGCCGAAATAGCCTTCTTCAATCTTTTAAGCGTAGCCATTCCCTGACCAGACTGTAAGGCGGGAGGAACCTTTGCTATCGCATCATCAATAAGGTTGAGTAGCTTCACACTAGACACAGTAAGATTGGGGTCTTGTAATGACTTCTGAGACAGGTCAGAAACCATATCAGCAAGCTGTTTACCTTCATTTTTAAGGAAGTTTAAAGCTCTGCCTTTTCCAAGAAAGGCTTTACCGAGTCCACCAGTGACTAGTGATAACCCACCAGAAAGAGCGGCATTTTCACCGGCTTCTTTATAGTCCATGCCTTTTCTAGTACCACGGACATTCTCGGCGGCTTGCTTTCCAATCTCACCCAATCCAGTCCCTAAGAATGACCCCGCAACCGCACCGGGTAGTCCTAATGCTGCCCCCGCTGTAGTACCCGCAATATCACCAACAACGGGGAACGAGGCTTCTTCGGGCACACCAACGGATGAAAGACCAACACCAAGAAGTCCAGTTAGACCAATGGGGCGAGTCTTATTGCTTGTAAGATTAGACTTCATGTTGTCTAGCATAGATGGTTTTTTATCAACAACAGGAGCGGTTGCGCTCTGCCTTTTAGCAAGCTCTCTCCTAGCCAACTCAGCTCTAGCTTGTTCTGGTGTAACCATTAAGCACCACCTGCTATTTTCTTAAGTTCTTCATCTGACATAGTGGCTAAATCGCTGTTGTCTTGAGGTGCAGATTGTTTAAGATTAAGTGCCGCTTGACGACCACCCAACGACAATCCACCCTTGGCCTTAACAATCGAAACAGCCGCACCAATATCTTTCTTAATCTGTTTGTTGTTCTTACCAGTAGTATTGAGTAGAGCAAACACCCTCTTGGCCTCAAACGGAGTCAACTGTTTACCACCGTCTGTAAACGGAATAAGCCTTCTCAAGTTAGCCAACTCTTGCTGGAAAGACTGTAGCTCAGGGTCTTGAGAGGACAACAGCGTGTTATCAGAATCAGCTATTGCCTGACGAGCCGTTCTAGCAATCTTTTCCTTGGTCGTTTTAGGCTCAACGAATATGGTGTCAACAGATGTGATTATTCTGTCCACGACAGGTTCAATGGCGATAGAACCCGAGACTGCCGCCTGTTCTGAATCAGTCAGTCTTTGGTTAAGAGGAATCCTGACACCACCAACTTGAATCGTGCTTCCAGGAGGAAGATTACCTGCAACAGCACCTACAGTTCCGTCTGTACCATCTGATTGACCTCCACCAAGAATCCTATCCAACATCTCCTGCTGCTTGGCTAGTCTCTCTTGCTTCGCTTTGTCAACAGCAATCTTATCCTGTTGATATTGTGCAGTGGTTCCGTAGGCTGCGGTCTGAGCCTCTACCAAAGCCTTCTTGGCAGGGTTTAACTCCATCTCAGACAAAAGATTCTGTTGCTGAGCCTGTTTATACGCCATCTCAATCGGAGCCAACTTCTGTTGAATCACAAGGTCTTGAAGCACCTTCGAGATAGCCGCCTGCTTCGTCTGCCTTTCAAGCTCATTCGCCCTCACAGCCTGAATGGTGGAGAATAAGTTAGGCATAGCTGCGCGGGTTGCATCAGCCTTACCAAACACATCCATAGGATTGCCGAAGTTCGTAGGGCTGGTCTGTGCGCCCATGCGTCCGAAGAAGTTGGGGGCTGATGATGTAAATGGCACTTTTAGTTACCACCAAACATATTGAACAGGTCTTTTTGTTTAGGACCGATGAGGCTTGAGGTCGAGTTACCAGGGCTAGTGGCGTTGGTGTAGGGGTTCGTAGACTGCTTAGTCAAAGCCGCCATCGACTGCTGATAGGGGTTGTACTGACCAGTCATGTTGCCCGCAGCACCTGCCATGAATGAACCAAACGGGTTGTTGGAGATTAAGGGTGTACCACCGAACATTCCCATGCCACTCATACCACCGCCCACACCGCCCATGGCAAGTCCGAGTCCACCCTGCAAGGCACTGCTCACTTGGTTATTATGAGTAGCCTGACCCTGCGCCGTTGCCGCATTACGGCTGAGAAGAGCGTTGTAGCTATTCAGGGCATTGTCATAGTCAACCTGTGACTGGATGTTCTGCGCTTGGAAGCGTTGGGGGAACAACTGCGCTAAGGCCGATAAGCTGTTGTCAATGTCCTGCCTCTGCATGGTCTTAGCACCACCGAAGGCGCGGGCAAGTTCATTGGCAAGGTTAGAGCGCATCTGACCTTCCAAGATACCGCTAGTACCAGTATCAAGAAGCCCACGGCTGTTCATGGAGGCCATGAGCTGAGGTAGCTGACCAGCCCGCTGTGAGTAGATATCTCTTGGGTCGGTGTCAATACCGTAGTTCTGCCTAAGCTCTGTGGCTTGAGGGCCGTAGATGTAGCTAATGGCATCGAACTGGTCTTGACCCTGACTACGGCGGTTGAATACGTCAATAAGCTCTTGCAAGCCGCCGGTGTACTGGTTCTGACTGCCTTCGGCTAGACTGAACTTAGGAGGCTCGGGAATAAGCTCACTATAGTTCTGCTTGTCGCTAATCCCGAATAGTTTGTTGAAGAACGATGCCATGTTGATTACTCCTACGTCAGCTTGTTGATTTCAAAACCATGTAAATATAGTGCCGCACTTCCACTACCTGAAAACCAATATAATGTGTCGCTGGTTAAGATGGTTTGGAACCAAGGAGTCGTAACGTTTCCCATAGTACCGTTGGTTCCATGCTTATTTGTTCCAGTAGTGTTGCCAGTAGCTTCTGAGTTAATATTGCTGACTGCGCCCGTTGCACCATCATTAAAGAAACCACCATAGCAATAATTAGACAAGCCTGACGGAACAAACGCAGGGTATGTAGACATATTGGATGGGGTTGTATCTACCGATGTCCAAGAACCTCCGGTGCTTCCGGTAGCCAATGCCCCACCGACCGTAAAGGTATAGCGTCTATTGTTTTGCTTGAAGTCGATGAAGTCGGAAGAGTTGTTATTGCCAACCGCAGAGACAAGTGCAGCTTGGTCGTAACCAGAGGGGAATGTGATAGAGCCAATAGCTGAGGCAGTAGAGAACAAGGCGGCTACTGTACCATCTGAGCTTTTGCGAATCACCCAAACGTAATAGATGGTGTTAGCAGCCTCTGCACCAGTATCAAGCCCATTAGCCCCAGAGGTCGTAATAGTGCCAGTGACGTTGACTGAGGTGATACGAACACCAGAACCCCCAGTAGTACGCACAACAAGTTGGTCGGCAGTGACAGTGACCTGAGTAGTACCAGGACGAGTAACAACAAGATTGAGCCAAGCGTTACCAACAGACTGAGGAACGTCTGCCCAAGCGGGGTTAGCACCGGCTCCGAGGGTCTGTAGGAACTGACCACTAGTACCGGCTCCAAGCCTTGCGGGCGCACCACTGGCTCCGTAATAGAGTGTATCGCCCTGCGTACCATCTTCCATCTTGGCAAGCGTCACAGCGTCATTGGCAATCTTAGCCGTAGTGACAGCCGAGCTTGCGATGTTGTCTGACTCGATACCGCTGTTAAGCAGGTTAATAGCAAGGAGGAAGCGGGAGTTGAATCCAGCCGCCAAAGGTTGGTCGCCGTCAATAAAGTTAGTATACGAAAGCTGACTCATGCTGCCACCGCCTGTATTTTGTAAGTTGTGCCGTTGTCGTTAAAGCGAATCTCTTTCAAGTCACGCCGATACCAAATCTGAATCTTGCCAGTTGTGTTACCAAGCGTGGGGTCAGCAGTGCGTGACTCTAAATCCATCACCTGTTGCTGAAGATTAATCTGTTGCTGAATACGAGTCATGTCACGCCGCAACATATCGTCAGGAGAGTTGGTGGTTGAGTCTAATGCTATGAAGGCCATTAGCGGTTACCTCCAACATAGGTCTGCATCTGCAAAGTGATGTCCCTGAGCTTGTACGGCACATTATTCTGATTGTGAACAAACTTAAGCTGGACGTATCGTGCCGTGGTCGAGCAGTCGTTATCGCCCCTCGTCCCTTCAGCTCCACCAAGGACGCTAGTTCCTATGATGAAACCTCCGATAGTGGTTTGTCCTGCGACAGCGTGGTTTACGGTGAGGACTTCACCGCCCGAACTTCCAAAGTCACCAGTAACCTCAATGGTTGAAATGCCTGAGCCGTTGGCGTTCACGGTGGCTCTAGCCCTGCGAAGTCTCTTGGCGTCACCAGGCTTGCCGAAGTTAAACATCTTACTGTACTTGTAGGCAGAGATGGCAGTCGAGGTGCCTTCCAAGTAGTCGGTATTGCCTTGGTTGGTTAGATAAACCCTGCCAGTGCGGTCGCCAAAGAAGGTCTGCAAAGCACCAGTAGACGCTTGGAAGTTCGCCGCACAGTTGGCATCAATGTTGTCGTAAAAGAATAGCTGGTTGTTTATGTAGTCGTAGGCAACCACGAAGTTGTTGGAGGTTGCGGAGTCTTTAGGGTAGAAGAACCAAATCTGCCTAAGCTCACGCTGTTCAACCGCCACACACTTCTCAATCTGAGCCGAGTTCATCTCACTAATGGTCGTGGGGATAATCTCACTCACACGCTCTGGGATGTAGCCGTTCATCTTGTAGATGTGGTTGTCGTTGCCGACCCAGAAGATTGTGCCGATGGCGTTGATAATGCTGTGCGGTGACAGGGTGCCGATGTTGGAGTCCAACACATCGAAAGAGAACGGGGTCAGGCTGTCGCCAGTGTACTTAGCTAACACGATACCGTTGCGAGAGAAGAAGAAGAGGTTATCTTGCGACCTACCAAGTCCAGTACACTCACTGTTCATGCGGTAGAAGTCGGTAGCGGTCCATGTGGTCGGGTCAGCAAGGTTAGACCAATAGACGTAGTTGGGGTTGGCGGTAGTGTTGGCAATAAAGCCGTAGTTATTGAACTCAGCACAGTAACGACCGGCAGGGGGAGAACCCGCAAGGCTAGTGACGTTGCCCGTACCAGTCCAAGTCAAGGGTGTGTCGTTAGCATCCGTGGTCATAATCAGGCGGTTCAGCACCACGGCAAAGCTAAAGAGGGTGTCGCTAGTGAAGGTGGACGACCCGATGATGTCAACGGGCGAGCCGGGGGTGCTGATGTCCCAGATGTGCTTGACAGACCCGTTGTCCGCACAGGCAATCTCAAACTCTAACCCTGCGAATGTGCGGTACTGAAAGAGTCCGCTGACGTAGGTAGAAGTAGTAAGGGGTCCAGAGTAAACGGTATAGCCACTGCGCTGAACAATCTCGCCAACACTATTGGTGTGAACGTTAAGCAGTGGTAGCTGAGATGAGGACGGCCTTGCTGACTGTGAATCGTCAATAAGATTTCCAGCCACCCTCTCGTTGGCTCCACCCGCACCTGGATTCTGCAAGACGAAATCTTGCATAGCGATTGCCATGTTAGTAGCCTCGGCTCCTCGGTATCTGGACAGCCTCTAAGCGGTCGGCCTCACTCAAATCTTCCTTAATCATACGGCGAATGTTGATTTCAAGCTGGGTGGCTTCGCCGGTGTAATCTTCCTTGTTGTGTTGCAAGGCTTTGACCAAGCCCGCCTGAACAAGAATCCAGTGCCAGTTGTCAGGAAGCTCAGGGATGTCGTAGGCATTGACCAACGGCTCAACAATCTTGCGTGAGTTGACGGTGAGGGTCGTGTTGGCGATTGGGATGGGCCACAGGTCAATGGTCCAACGGTCAAGGATGGCAGTATAGGCTGAGGCACTGACAGTTGCGGCCAAGTCCTCAAACACCGTGATTTGAGTGTCGCTATCAACCGAGTCGACCGTGTAAGCGTACTCACCTACTTGGATGTAGTCGTACTGAGCGATACCAGAAGTCGTCCAAGCGGTTGAGCTACCTGTCAAGACCTTAGTGGCTGACGTACCGCTAACGGTGCCGGTGGTATAAGATGTGCGGGTACGAGGACCAAAGCTATAGCTACCAGGAGGATTGAGCTGAGAGCTATACTGACCCGTCACATCATAGACAATAACCTGAGTAAGCGGCGTCCCACTGGCATTGAGCAGGTTGACAATCTTGGAGGGATGGTCAATCCAGCGGGGCAAGCTGTACCGCTGAGTGTTGGCCGTAACCGAGATAGTTCCTTCTTTGTAAGCAAACTTCCAATCAAGCCGTGGCATGAGGTCGAGGTGATAGAACTGCTGGACCCAAGCCTTAGTGCGGGCAGAGTTGGCCCCATTCCACGACAGCGTGATGTCATTGATACTTTGCCCAATCTGGTCAACAATCTGCTTGAAATACATTAGGCTCCGTAAGCTCCCATGTTAGGCTTCATGCGTTTGATGCTCTCAGAGTTACGGCTTGTAATATGGTCAATGTAGGTTTGGCTCATTGGCTTGTCGAGCTTACTGCCATCGGGGGCGTAGTTAGTGCTGACCACGATACCTAGCGAATTAGCCTTCTTATCGCCCGACTTATAGTTTCTGGGCGTCTTGTCCTTACGGCACTGCAAGCACTGGCAAGAATCGAAGCAGGTGCCGACCGCAAAGTTACCTCTAGATTTAAAACCCATAAGACTCCTTAAGGTTGTGGGGTAGGAAGCCACCATTGACTCCCTACCCCGTAGTAACCTTACGACTTAACGAGGACTCCGAACGTATCACGCATTTCCTTCACACCCCAGATTGCATCGGCCACAACCTGCCAGGCGAGGGACTGAATCGCGTACTGAGACTGAACCCGCACAGATTCCTGAGTCGCAAGGCCGATGGCATCGCGATGGAACATCATGTTCTGGTTCGTCACAGGCGAGGCAGACTGCGTAATCTGCGTGGTCACGCCGACTTCAACGCCGTACACTTCACCAAGCTGACCATTCAGGACACGGCTGGAACCATTGACGGCTCCGGTGTTCTGGAAGAGGACGAACTTGTCAAGCGACAGGATGTCCTTCTTAGCGGCGGGCTTGATGACGAAGTGGCGGTCAGTGAACGGCGCATTAGCCTCGTCCAGGTACTGGATGGACGACAGGATAACCGCATCCGTGATGGCGGTGTTAGTCGTACCAGTCGTCTGGGAGAAGCCAGCAGCGAGGGCCGCAAGCGTGGCATCCATCTTCTTCGCAATCGAGTAACCAATCGTGTTGGTGTACTCAGAACGAAGGTTCGCCTTGGCCTGAGCCTGGGCGATATCTTCAATCTTGACGGCAGCATACCAATGCTGGTCAATGGCAATCTGAACCTCAGATTCAGTGTTTGCCGTGAAGGTAACGTCCGTACCGGCAGTCTTGGCCGTAGCCGCGATTTCGGTGATAGCGGGCACGTGGATGATGTCGCCGCACTTCTCTACATCAGAGCTGTAGTTGTGGACGCGGGGTCCGATGATGAGGTTGGCTTCAACGACTCTCAGAATGTCGTCTGACCAGACCTCGGGAATGAACACCGCTGCGGTAGTGACTGTAACGTTTGCCATGTGAGTAGCTCCTAGGTAAGCTTACCTTGAGAGATAAGCTGGTTGATTTCTTCTCGATTCTCTCGAATCCATTTTGGGTTAGAGCGATTCGCATTGAACACGGCTTGGTTTATCTTGGAGTTAGCAGCCCTTTTGCTGCCCCCACCGGACTCTGCCGAGGAGAGGTTAGCGTTGTTATCTCGGTCAACCGAGACTTCTTGCTTAACCTTGGCTTCAGATGCCTGTTGGGCGCGAAGTGCCTTGGAGTAATAATACTCAGGGCTTTTGCTGTACGCACCCAGACCGTTTTCTTGCAATTCGCGAGCCATGATAGCTTGCATTGACGGAATCATCTGGTCCCAGTCTTCGTAATCACGACTTGCTTCAGCGGCTCTCTGCTTGAAGCGGTCCATAGCTACGAGGGCGGGGTCGGACATCTGCTGTTGTGCCTGTTTCGGAACGACTCGCTCAGCGGCCTTCTTCTGCAAGTTTATAAGCTTGCGGGCCTGTTCGCGGTCAATCCCTAGAGACTTCTCGGCTTCATCGATGAGGTCATCCTCATCTTTGGACGCTTCATACCGCTTTTGGCTGGCCTTCACTTCGTCAAGTTCTTGACGGAAGCGAGTGACTTCTTCCTCTGCGATACGGCGGCGTTGCCGTTCTTTCTGAAGCTCGGCTAGCGGGACCCTCTTGACTTCTTCCTGTTTGACTTCGGCCGGTTTCTCAACCACCTTAGTCTGCTCAACAGTATTCGAGCCAAACGCAGTCTCAACTTGGGCCTTTACTTCTGTCTCTTGCACACCATTGTCCTGGTCCATCTTTGCCTCCAATAACGTTTGGGAACGAGTCGTAGGAAGGCGGTCCTACGGGCCGAGACGGGAGTAAATCCCGAAAGAGAAAAAGGTTAAAACTTTTAAGCTGACGGCTCAGCTTTGGCGGTGGATTCTACCCACCCTGCGAAACGGCGAAGGGCCGACAATCCACCAAGAGCTTTGCAGATATCTTCGGTGGTGGAACCAGGCTTCTCAATCTCATTCAACTTCATGGTCTGTGTAGACATGATGTAGTTGAGGCAGTGTTGCCAGCCAGGATGAAGCAGTAGACTCTTTATTTCTTTCTGCTTGTCGTCACTCATGCTGATATAGCACCCGACTCAGAGGTCGGCGCTCCCATAGGGTTGGGGGTTTCCATGCCTTGCACCGAGGGGTTGTCGGCGGGGAAGGCGGCACCAAGTCGGCCCCCGTTGGCTTGTTGAGCTTCCATAAAGTCTGCGTGGCGGTCAATATTCTCGCGGAAGGCAGCTTCCACAGCTTCATTGACTTTGCCTTCGTTGAGGAGTTTGTCGTAAGCTTGGACCTTCATAGCGAGATGGGCTTGATGGTCGGAGTTGGGCTTGACCATGACGCGCTGACCCATCGAGAGAGCCACAATCTCTTGCTCTATCTCGTTCTGAGCCTCGTCATTACCACCGAGAATAACCTTGTTGCGGTCGCTTTCGGGGAAGCCCATCTTCACCCAGATGTCGCCAAGTAAGTAGGGGATGTTGGCAAACTGAGGTGCGCGGGCGGCGATACCAAGGTACTGAATCAGCTTGTTGGCCTGAATGGCACTGTTCTCAATCTGAGTCGGGCCTTGAGTCACAATGTCGAGGGTGCCGTAAATTTGGTCGGGGGCAACCTTCATCCAAGCTGCACCGTTCTTGCCAAGCACCCTGACGATACGTTCTTCGCCAGCAAACTGCTGCGCATACTTGTAGCTACGGTCAAGAAATGGCTTAAACAGGTTCTCGTCAATCAGCTTAATCTTGTTCTTGATGCGGACGCCCGCTTGCTGCGCGACACCTGCGAACTCCGTGGCCGAAGTATCCTTCGACATTTGGACGCCTTGGACCGACTCAACAGCGCCCGAACCTCTGCGCATATCGTCTTTAAGCGCTGCAATAGCATTGTAACCGTTCGCACTGAAGTCTTGAATCGGCCAGACTTTGACACCGTTGATATCCTCCGCTTTAATGCGAGGGTTCTTGGTGAGCCTGATGTTGCGCTGAACATTGGCGTTGACATCTTCAATAGTAGGATTGAGAAGCTGAAGAGTCTTGTTGTCTATGATTTGACGTATAGTTGTGTTTAGCTCATACCACTTCTCAATCATTGGTTCCATGATGCCGATACCGTAGAACTCGTCATCTACGGGCGTGTAGGGGCAAGCAAGGAAGGGACGTTCACCGTCCCAAAAAGGGTTTTCTTGGAAGCGAATACCGGCATCGGTGGTAGAGATGGGTTCTTCGTAGCTAGTCATCTCACCGGTGCGGGCGGCGTTGTTGTTGCGCAACATACGTTTGCCGTAGTCGGTGCGGTTCATAACGCAAGTAATGACACCCTCGAAAGTCTCATACTTATCTTCATCGTTGCCGGTGGCGACAGACATTGGAATCTTTCCCCAATATTCGCAGATGGAGAGCTTCTTCGTGGGGTCGCTAGGCATGACGGCATCAAGGTTATTGTAGATACCGTTGATACGCTCGGACTCGGTGCCTTCTACCTTCTCGTTGGTCTGTCTCTGAGCCATAAGCTCATCGTAGCTACGCTCGAAGAAGTGGATAACGCCATCAAGCTCGTTAATGTTCTTGCCACGGCCAATGGGGTAGAAGTCGAAGATGGAGACATATTCCCAATCGGTGTCATCAATCTTGGGGAATTTCTTGGAGCTGACCTTGGTGACGTACTTTATTGAACCATCGAGGTTGACGCCAGCCGCCTCGCGCTGCTTGACCTTGCGCGTAATAAACTCCTTCTTGTAAGGAGTCTTGACAATCATGGTGCCGTAGATGAGGCCCTGACGAATGGTACGCTCGAACGACTCACGAATCTGGATACGGCGCAGACCATCAGCAACGTAGCTAGTCATGATGGAGGCTTGCTGTTCATCTGACTCTTCCATGCCCTGGAACTTAAACGGTGGGTCTTGACCGAGGAACGCCTCTACGATGTTGGAGGTTAGCGTGTCCACCTCAATCTGAGGTTCGGGGTCAACAATGCTGGCGCCTTCATCGGGCTTCTGCTCATCAATCAGGCGGTAGGCATTGTTCCAGTCCAGCCACTTGCTAGTCCTATTCTCATGGTCTTGCCAAGCCCGCTTAAGCTGTTCATCAACAAAGGTGTAGGCGCGAGACATCTGCTCAGAATCTTTGTAAACCTTCGGAAGAAGAAGCGGTTGGTCGGCTTGACTAGATGTAGTGGTAGGTGTTTCCATCAACCACAACATATACTATAAATTGTTTCTTGTCAAACTTCTTAATAAAGAGTAATATGTCGAGAGTCGGAAAAGACTAACATTTAAAAGGAGAATTACGATGGCTTATGGTAATGGTGGCGGGGTTGACAAGGAAAGCGTGAATGTGTCGATGAAGAAGGTTATGGGAGCGTCTGCTAACGCCTCGGTGTCTAAGGCCAACAACGGCGGTGGCAAGATTCAGAAGCCTGGTCAGTATACGGCCAAGACTATCGCCATGAACGCTGAAACTGTCTCGGCCAACAAGTCTGGCTTTAACGGCAAGTCTGAACCCACGCAGAAATATCAGGGGAAATAACATGGAATCCAAAGCTAGCACCAAAGACTCGCAGGGTTACAACAAGTACCCGAAGCCCGAGATGAAAGACCTTGGGATGTCTGACCCCACCAACGTCACCAAGGACTACTCTAAACAGGGTTGGTACGGCAACTCTGACCCCGACAAGCAAGCCAAGTAAGAGGTTCCCCAATGATGAAGGCATTGGGGGCTTCAACCCTTACCCACCCGTCTAAGCTCTATATCCAGCCCCTCTTTGGGTTTGGAGACCATCTCTACCTACGCCCATTCGTCCTAGCGGCGACAGAGCATTATGAGGTCTATATAGACTGTGCATACCCAGAACTTTATAAAGATACTTCTGTTCATGTAGTTAATCCTGGTAATAGAGAGTATAGCTTTTCGGACATGAACGCCGAGCGCGACCTGCCGTGGGCGCCTAAGCCTTCTAAGCCCTATAAGTACATCCGCAACCACTATACGGTCGAGCAGTTGAGGTCGGGGCAGACTATCCCACAAGTTATCTCGGCGGGCTTCCCACGTGGCAAGATGTCCACCAGGCTTGTTGCGACAGAGGCTCAGCGCTTGCTTGCCCATGAGTTGGTGTCTACCACAAAGCCAATTATGGTCGTTAAGATGCCTTCTCACGCCCAAGACTGGAACCCCACATCTCGCTCACCCAAGACCGAGTATATGGTTGAGTGCCTCCGTATGGCTAAAAAGGCTGGCTACCACCTTGTCTCTATCTGTGGTAAGTACGATGTGTTTGATGACCCCAGAGCCACAGACATTTGGGTGCCGTTAATAGACACATTCCTTCACGATGGGTTGAGCATTGACCAACTAATAGGACTTCATGCAATAGCTGATAAAGTTCTTTCTTATCCTAACTTCACCCTGCCACTGTGCATTAGCCTGGAGACTCCACTATTCACTGTGTTTGGTGGTCATGTGTCACCGGACCGCCTTGTGGACCCACGCATGGGTGCAACCAAGTGGCGTTATGTGGCCCCAAATCCTTTCTGCAACTGTGTAAAGAATCAGCACGAATGCAACAAGGAGATGGATATGGAGTATGTGAGGGCGGCCTTTGGTCACTTCTTGGACGAGAAGATTCAGGATGAACTTCTTTGGGATGAGGCGCGTGGCTACGGCTACTACCCAGTCAAAAACGATGGAGTCTACAATGATGCCTACTTCGACAAGTACGTTGGCTACGAGCAGTCTGACCTTGGTAAACAGCTTACCGCTGAGAGAGTCAAGCTTGCAGAGCGATACAAACACGGCGGGCGAATCCTCGACTTCGGAATCGGAAGCGGGCAGTTCGTAAAGGAGAGTAATTCACTTGGGTATGATGTTTGCCCCAAGGCGGTGGAGTGGTTAAAGAAAGAGTCTAGGTTGGTGAACCCATGGACAGACGACCTCTGGAGCGTGGACGCCATCACCTTCTTCGACAGCTTCGAGCATGAGGACAACATTGATGAGTTGGTAAGGAAGGTCTGGGGCCGCACACTCATTCTCTCCATCCCAATCTTTAAGGACAAGGCCCATGTCCTGCGTAGCAAACACTTCCGCAAGGACGAACACTACCACTACTTTACCCAGGACGGCCTCATTCGGTGGTTTGCCGACCGCAACTACCACCTTGTTGAAGCCAACATGATGGAGACTAAGCTTGGTCGGGAGGACATCTTTACCTTCGTGTTTCAGCCCAATCTACTTGCCACGGGCCAGCAACCGGAGACAGACTAAGTGGCTCCGAAGGTCAAGCGGTCTACCGCCCAGAACTTTGAGGCCAAGCAGTACAACGAGGGTGATGAGATAAAGCCTGTTGTGCCTCCAATACCGTTGGTAAGCCCCGAAGCCCCCAACGTTAAGATTACGCCCGAACTCTTCCAGGAGCTGTCCTCAAAGCCCGTGGACGACCTCACCGATGACGAGGCAAAGCTACTC